CGAGTGGTGAAGTATGCCAATTACGAACGAGGTATCGAATGAGACCACGGTCCCCTCGGGTAGTTTTAGTACCTGTTTGATAACTCACACGAGCACCATCAACGATAGCCTTATCTAAATTTTCTTGGGGCATATGATCGACGAGTTCTACAAACCCATGATCCAATACTTTCTTCATTATGGATATATATCCGTTCTAATCTTTAATATTTACATTCATCATTCATTGGAACCTCTCCGCAGAAATCATATAATTTATATAACTTGTCTTGTGCATCTTTACTAACAACTTCAACATCGTTCATGGCATCCATGGCGTCATCAACTAATTCTAGAAATGTATCGAGCTCATCAAGGGCTACACGATGATTCATTCTTTTCCTTTTCTGAGAATGAAAGGCAGTTTTGAGACGCTTGTTACTTTTGATAACCTTGTCCAAGTTGGGTTTGTTAACAGCGCACATTCTAATGGTGAGACTCATTTGTATATTATTCACTTCAAATCTTTAATCATTTCATTAATGTCTTTGTAATATCTTTTTAAATCTTTCATAAATCTTTTATTATTTTCAAGAACTTCACAATCAACTTTGTTTAAATAAATCCATGCTAAATTACACTTCGAATACTTTGACATTTTTTGATTTTCATTTGGACGACGAGCTATGAGTTTAGTTGTTGCTTTCTTCTTTTTCGAAGAACTTGATGCAACTTCAACCCTATTCACGAAACTAAGTGCTTGCATGACAGTATCTGCAAGATCATCTTTCTTCTTTGATTTTACAAATGTATCAATCCAGTGAGAATTTACAGAATTACTCCTAATAAAAGCTTCACATCTTTCAATTGAAACTTTCTTTCTTTTATTATACTGTGCTTTACCTGGTCCAGCAACATCTGGGATTTTGTGTCGAGCGTCATACAGTATGGTTTCGGCATTAGGACATTTAATTATAAAGTATGAATGAAGAAAGTGCATAACAGAAATCATTTTCTTATTACGATCAGGTTGCTTCTCAATTAAAATTATTTTTGCACCAAGTACCCAAGGACGCTCATCAAGATGATCCCTTAGGGATATATAAAGACCATCCTTATGTTCCGGTGGTACCCCTGAAACATCCCAATCTGTCACAAGATTGTCACGATCTTCATCGAGCATACACATTGCCAGATTTCTTATTCCGACATCGATACTCAGTATCATTGATATAAAGGATTGATTTCTCTTTAAGTAAATGTTTCGATTAACTTAAAGAGGATATTTTTCTTAAAGCTATGTGGTGTTGGTGGTGTTGTCACCCATGTGAGAATGAACCCCTAACTTTGCCTCATAAATACGACGATCGACGAAATAAATTTCATACGACGGGAAAGTTTTGTTCATGGAGTTGTATGAAAACGTTTGCGATAGATAAATATGGCTGTAATAGAGGAAGTATTATATGTGGAAATATTATAATGATGCGTAAAAAGATGTACAACAAATTGGGGAGTGTCAAACCAGCTCCGTGGAGATACAAACTAGATGTATTTGGGGGTGACATGTCTATAGAAGAATTTCGTAAAAACCAGACGATTGATATAGATGTACCACAGGAAATACATATTAAGCCGGTGGTTGATAATGTGATACCCTTTGTGTCAAACACCAAAAAGATGGATGAAATAAAGAATGCTTCTTCAAATAACAGTGCGCTAAAACTAAAAAGAAATAAGCCACTAAAAAGAGACTACAATAATCTGGAATCAGCTTTAGGTCTCATAATAACTCCCAAAACCTAGAAGTCTTTTTTGTTTAGGAGTTGGCATTGAAGGCGGTAAATGTTCCGTTTTTTTACTATGAATCCACCTTTCTCCGTCGTGCGCTACCCAACAAATGTCGTACCGCTCTATCATTTTCCGACATAAGACACAGGGTAATGATATAGCGTCACCGTGAATGGTTCTTCTATATACAATCAAATGTCCGTATTTTCTGTGTAACCAATCACTAAACTGATGAGATTTATGACCTTTTTTTATACACTCTCGGTAAAGGCGACGAATAAGTTGTCTTTCCGCACACATATGATTGTTACTAATAATTTCAGGTCCTCTCGACATAGAACTCGTTACAGTACAATATTTCATAGTTGGCAGTTAAGACATACCTTACCAGAATAAACAAAATCACACCGATTACATTCACTTAGGCACTCGACATGTTTTTTGGATACTAGACCACTTGCAAATCGTTCAAGTTCTTTCACTGTATATACTCCGTATTTAATCATGGTTTCCAATGAAGGAAATCTCATTCTACTTTAGATAAGACTGTAGCCCTTATGTTAGTTTTCGCCAACTAGGCATGGCATACATTTTAATAGGCCTTGTTTAGTCTTAAGCATAGTCGCAAATGCGTCAACCATTGGTGGCACCAAAGTCTTGAGAATTTTCTCAAATTCAGAATCTTCTTCACCACTGTCAATTTGTTCGATGAGGTGGTTCAGAACACCGATAACCAGTTTCTTCTTCTGGGGTCCGGGGAGTTTCTTGAATTTAGTAGTTTCCATCATGAGACGCCCCAGAATAGGTGGGATATCCTCCTTAGTAAACCCATCGTCAAGGTATTCAACCTTAATGTCATCCACAGCCTTGACTAGACTTTTAGCGTCAATTTTCCCAGCGAATTTTTGCAGTATCAGATCCATTTTAATATTTGTATACTATAAGGATACAAATGAAATTTAACGATCTTATCGCATCCACTGCACTGGCCACAGGTTTAGTTAAAATGTATATGGATTTTGAAAATTCTGGTGACGTAGATGTAAAGTTCAAGAATTCAATCGTATTTGGTCTAGTTATCACTGTTACATGGTTGATCTATTACACAAGAGAGTATGGCCTGAGTCATTTCACATTTTACACCATCATTAGTTTACTTTTACAGCTCTATGTATTGAATAAAATACTTGTGAAAGAAGATACTCTTCCTAAAAAGGATTAAAGAGTGGAGTACTCTCTTATTCAGTAATGAGTTCTGTCATCAGTGCATCCATCAAACCCTCTTATTACAAGCGGTATGAGACTAAGTTGAATACCAGGCGTCGTACACGTTCATTCCTCAGGGTTCGTTCATCGGTTGAGCCTCCGGTCGAACCTTCGGTTGAGCCTCCGATCAAGCCTTCTATCGAGCCATACGACCCAAAGACTCGATTCGCTGAGGTTCTCAATGGTCGCGCTGCTATGCAAGGTGTTCTATGGGGTTCTCTAAACTGGATGATGACGGGTGAAAATGTCATTCAGCAGGTTGAGGATCCTGCGTACGCTATCGCTGCGACTGGTGTTGTCACTACATTGGCACTCGCGTCTCTGTTCACAGCCGAGAACTTCAGCACCGAGAAAATTGGAGCATTCACACCTGAAGCTGAGATCAAGAATGGTAGATTGGCTATGCTCGGATTTACCACCTTGTTAGGGTTGAGTGCCATGTAACCGAAATATTCAATCATTTTAACTTTCTCTTCCATTGAAAATGTTCCTGCTCTACGCATCACGTAGGCCAAGGACATCATAAGAATATAAACATTCACGGCTATTGGCCTCATACTTATCTTTTATCCACCTTTATTTAAAGATGTAATCAATACACTTTATATGAAGATACTCGTTTTAGGCTCCCACGGAATTATTGGTTCTGGACTATGTAAACACTTAAAGGAGATCGGACACCATGTAATTCCATGGGATATCAAAATTTCAAGTACCCATGATCTTACTAACATTGAAAATATGCATAGATTACGGGATGTTTTGAACTTTGTAGATTTTACATTTTTTCTCGCGTATGATATCGGGGGTTCTAAATATATAACAAATTCTGGTCTTACATTTATAAATAATAATATGAAAATCATGTTAAACACTTTCAATCAACTTGAGAATAATAAGTTTATTTTTGCTTCAAGTACAATGTATAACATGAGTCATGTGTATGGAACTCTTAAGAGTTTAGGGGAACAGTATACCTCCAAATTGGGTGGTCTTTCTGTTCGTTTCTGGAATGTGTACGGACCGGAGGAGAGTTCTGATAAATCCCATGTCATTGCAGATATGATTCATAAATCAAAGACGCAGGGATACATAGACTTGTTGACAAGTGGTGAAGAGAAGAGGCAATTTTTACACACCGACGATTGCGCTAAAGCTCTCACACAGGTAATGAATAATTATGAAATTATTTCAAAAAGGGAACAAAGTGTTGATGTCACAAGTTTTCAATGGATACGTATCAAAGATGTAGCGAAAATTATATGTGACGATATACGTGTCACAGATATAACAATCACGACGCATGATAGACGAAACGAACCGAGGTTATTTATTCTTAATTATTGGAAGCCTATGCTTTCACTTGCGGAGGGTGTATCATCTCTTCAATTAGACTATCGATATCATACTCTCTAGTCCATCCAAGCTTTTCAATGGCGTCATTGTTACCCACGAGTAAGATGTTATTATTTGATTGGTAAAATTCTTCTGAAACTTTCACCATACTTTCACCATCGATTATACCAACTTCGTTTACACCTTCTCCCGACCATTCAATCGTTTTATTCAGTTTTTTTACCACAATTTCTATAAATTCTCGGACAGAATACGTTTTACCGGATGCGATAATGAAATCCATCGCCCATGGTTGTTGTAACATCAACCACATGGCTTTTACATAATCTTTTGCGTGCCCCCAATCTCTTCTAGATTCGAGATTTCCAATTTGAAAACATTCACCAGATTGTAAACCTTTGATGATCTTTTGTGTTACATATGTACCAGGTCTTCTTGGTGACTCATGATTATACAATATACCCGAACATACAAATATTTCCTCCTTATCCCTATAATATTTGACTAAAGAATCTGCACTCTCTTTTGAAATCCCATATATACCCCGAGGTCCACGCATCGTATGTATCGTTTGTGGAGTAGACCACGTTGATTTAGTGTTTGCAAAAATCTCTGAACTTGAAGCTTGAAAAATTCTACACTTTGACTGTATACCAATACTCTTTACAGCTTCTATTATATTAAGAATACCCGTGGTATTCACATGAAACGTTTTGGGTGGAGAATCATAATGAATTTTTGCAGCTAGATTGTACACCTCAATTTTTTCAAAATCTACACACTGTTTAATTGATTCATAAATTTCATGATAATTGGTTATATCCCCTATAAATTTTACAACTCTATACCCTTTTTCTTCAAGGAGTTCACATAAATATGAGCCATCTTGACCTTTTGCACCTGTCACTATACCTGCATACATTTAAAGATACAACGGCTTTAAACTTTAAATGCGTATCGAAGTATCTCAAGGAGAGCTTATTGATAAGATCACAATTCTGGAAATTAAAGATGAACGTATTACAGATGAGGAAAAATTGAAGAACATCCGTCGTGAACTTGATGTACTTATGAAATATGAATTTGAAACTATTCTAAAGAAAGACTTGAAATTTGTAAACAGTGTAATTTGGGATCTTGAGGATAAAATCAGAAACCTGGAAGAAGATGAAGATTTTGGTGCAGAATTTATAGATAAGGCGAGGAATATCTATAAATTTAACGATGAACGAGCGAGAATTAAGAAACTTATAAATGTGGAACAGTGTTCCGAAATCATCGAAGAAAAGAGTTATTAAACAAACGTCCAAACTTGGTCGCTAAAGACAGTTTTAACTGTTCTTGGTCCATAGTACTTATGAGCTACATCTAAATGAAAGAAGTTTTTATTTGGGTTACCAATGTTCATAAGTTCTATCATCCAATTGTATGAACTATTCATACAATGTACTTCATCGGCGTTTTCAATGACTGAAATATACTCAAAAATGTTAGGTCGATCACATTGAAAGAATTCTTGTTTTTTATCTGTAAGTTTAGAGTCGGGTTTATATATATACTTATCAGTTTTTACGTCAATGACTCTATCTCTTTCTGGATCATCGTGGACGAATATGTAATTTTCCTTATCGATTGTAAATTCTTTAGACTTGTCGCGAACGACTTTAAATTTTGAGTACATATATTTTGGATTCACACCCGCTTGAATGTATACACCGTGCGCCCAATTAGACATGACACTTCCTTGTTCTTGTGTCATAAAAGCCCACCCACCATCATCTATTCCATATGTGGCGAGTGCTATGACCTCCGCATCCTTAATTTCTTTCACTTTAGACCAAATTTCTTGAGGATTTGTATTTTCTACGAGAATAAGTTGTACCTTGTCTGCTATATCCTTATACATGAATCGAACACTTTCTTCATGACAATTCTTAACAACGACAGCTACATTACCAGTCTCTGCAAAGTGTCTCACCATCCCATTAAGCATGATTTGATCCCCTAGACCCAAGTGGTGAAGAATAACTTTCACCATTTACTTTGAATTGTATCAAAAACTTTAACTATCATGTCCTCAGTTACAAACTGACTATTTCCTATGTAGACACCATTATCATTGATAATTGTTGCATTGGGTACAGCGACACTATCTTTCCATTTTTTTAGGAATGGATGGAGAAGAAGGTTTCCGGAAACGATGGGCCTATATTCGATTTGTAACTCATCAAATATTGTTTTCAATTTTAACATGTCTTCTCTTCTTTTACATACGAATGGTAACGCAAAACTACTGTTACCTGGATCATTATACGGAAGATAGAAATGTTCGGGATTTAGATGTTTCATAAAACATTCAAAGTTTTTACGTCTACTCTCGATATGTGAGTCTAACCGTTTTAATTGTTCGATACCTAGAGCAGCATTGAGTTCAGTATTTCTGAAATTATATCCATCTGTAAGGAAAAGAAAACTTGGATCAATATTCGGATGATGTTGGATAGCTATTTTATATAGATCTGGTGATAGAAGGCGAGCCATACCATGACTCCTTTTGATTTTCATCAATTCGTAAAGTTCTTTGTTATCGGTTGAAATCATACCACCCTCAATGGTCGTCATGTGATGACCGTAATAGAAACTAAATGTACCACCCAACCCCGTACTACCACGTTTCATACCATTTGGTCCTTTTACTCCATGGGACTCACAGATATCTTCAATAAAAATCGCATTGGGGTATTTTTTCTTAAGTTTTTCTACGGGTGAATTTAGTCCAAGTAGATGTGTAATAAACACAATCCGAATATCATCTTCCGGTAAGGTATCTAAATTGAAGCTATACCTTTCTAAATCTATATCACAGAAAACGGGTTCGAGACCAACCTGAAATACGGGTGAAACATTCGTAACCCAGGTACATGCGGGAACTAAGACCTTGGATCCATTTGGGATGCCATACTTTTCTTTTACAGATGCCATGAGTAACAGGTTTGCAGTACTACCAGATGTCACAAACAATGAATGTTTACAACCGAGCCATTCACTCCATGCATCTTCAAATTCTTTCACCTTTGGACCACATGTATATTTATCAGTTGAATTAATAAAATCGACAAGACACTTTTTATCACCATCGGTGATGGCCGTATCCATGAGAGGCCACCGCATCTTTATAACTTTTATTCATTTTCTTTTAAGTTTGTGTAAAATGTATCTTGTTTATCTTGCTTTTGAACTGATTTTATATGCCAAAGGGCGTGTTGTGGACTAGCTTGTAATTGTGCTATCTTATCTGAGCCGACGAGGCGTTCGTGGAGACCTAGACTCCAATTAATTTTTCCATTATTTTTAAAAAAGCGACCCTGATAATCCGGCCAGTTGATCCAACCCATTTCATTTACAGAAAATTGCATTTTTTTACACCATTCTTCGGTGTATCCGGGTATGATGTTAATTCTAGGCAGAGCTAGAATGTCACCATCAAATGATTTTATATTCTTTAGTAACGCTTCTTGTGGAATTTCATCTGCATCTAATACAAAAATATACTCACCCGTACACTTTGTAATGTGGTAATTTCTATGCTTTGAGAAGTTTCCACAGAATTCACGATCGTTGACTACAATCCTTTTCTCAAACTTTTCGAGTACATTTCTTACTTCTTCTGTAACTTTACCCGAGTCTACAAGTACATTGATTTCATCTTCATCGTCTACGACTTTCACAAGAAAAGATAGAAGTGAATTTAATTCATTGTCTTCATTACAAACGCAAATAGCATAAGATATTTTCATATAAAATATATAAAGGACAAAACTTTAACTAAAACTATATGAAGAAGATCATAAGTTTAACAAGTATTCCATCTCGTTTTAAAACACTCCCAGCTATTGTGTATGATTTAGAGAAACACCAAGATGTTGATGAAATTTGGGTAAACATCCCTCATAAATACAACAGGTTTCCGGATGTTGATGTTGTTGTTCCAGACTTTTCCCTTTGTTCGAAAGTTGTCATTAATCGATGTACGGATTATGGACCTGGTACGATGTATATGGGTCCAGCTCATTCGGATAAATGTGATGCAGATCTCGTAATTGTTGTAAATGATGACACTAAATACCCAAATAACCTGTCAAGTAAACTAGTGGAACTGTATCAAAGTGATCTGAGTTGTTGGTGTCTTTCGGGTTTCCGTCTAGATGAATATATAAAAAACAATGGTAAAGTTGGACGTTACAATAGAGAGTGTATTGATGTAACAGAGAGTTATGGTGGGGTTATTCTTAATATGAAATGGCTCCGAGACATGAAAGATATATTTTTAGATTTTTATAAGCTCACTTACAATGATGATATAATCATTAGTAATTTACTTTCCAAAATGAATATAACCAAGAAAAGTATAGTGGATCACGATATGAATATAGGAATGATTCGGCAATATTCTTATGGTATGGGTGAAGATGCCTTATTTCAAAACAACGGTGAAGGAAGTCACGTAGAGAATAACAAACGTGTATTTGAATTGTTAAAAGGTAAGAATTTAAGTTATTTTTAATCTCAATAGTAATAAACTATAATGACGGTGGTTACAGAGTTGGAGACACGTATAGATGAGTTATCAGGGATTCTACAAGATCTCCCAACTGATTATAGACTTGCTGAGCGATACATGAATATCGACCAGGAAATATATGCGGTTAAAAAGAATCAAAATGATGTAGATACCAGAGTGTCTACTATTTATAGTGATTTAGATGCACTAGCTCTCGATATACAACATTTCAAATTACAAGTGTTTTCTCATGACCAACACGGAGGCTCGTATTCACGATTATCGGAATACCTGCATCGGTAAGATTTTTACAAAATGCAACATCTTCGGAACACGTATCTCTTAACAAGACCCCATCTTTACCTTCAATCTCAATGAGAGGGTAGCTAAAGTATGGATATTTTAACTTCTCTATAACACCCTTGCGACACGCGAAGAAACCCATACCATTGTAAGCTACGGGTAGGTGTTTTGGTTCATCCTTCATATCCTCTACGGTTGCAAACTGAAATGACCCATTATTTTTAAAGTGTTCCAAGTCCCACTCCTTTACCATAGCGTAATGTTTCATATCCTCCATTCTGTATATCCCCGAGACAACTGGATATTTATCTGTATCTTCAATAAGTTCTAAAATTTGGCTTTGTGTGTATATGATATCAGAATCAATTGTCACCCATACATCATAGTCTAATTCACCACCAAATGGTTTTTGATCCACACCCTTAAGAACATCTAAACCTAATGTTTTCATTCTAGAAAATGTAACATAACTTGAATACTCATTTGTAATAACTACTTCATATTTATGTGATCGAAGTGTTATAAAAGTTTCAAGTAGGTTTAACATAAATTTACCAGAAAATGTTCGACCAGGTAAAGCTAGAATAACTTTCGTCATTTAATGTTTATGAATTCAACACTTTAAGCACTTCATTTACCACTGGGTGACGGACAATATCCTTTGCGCCCATTTCCACATGTGTAATATACTCTAGTTCTTGACACTGCATTTTGTAAATGAGGTTTCTGAGACCGTTCTCTTCACCTAAATCACTTTGTTCTAAATCACCTGTGATGACGAGCTTCGTACCTTCACCGACCCGTGTGAGAAGCATTTTCATTTGGTTTGGTGTAGCATTCTGCATTTCATCAGCAATGATAAGGGTATCCGTGAATGTCCGCCCCCTCATATACCCCAATGGTTCGACGGTGATAAAACGGTCCATTTGATTATGGTTGAAAAAGTTCCCAAAAATGTCGTACATTGGTTTCGTCCAAGGCTCCATCTTCTGATCCATATCTCCCGGGAGGTATCCCATATCCTCGTCGACCGTTACAATTGGGCGAGTGAGTATAATTTTGGGGCGTTGGAATTTATATACATGGTCTAGGGCAAGTTGACATGCGAGCGTCGTCTTACCAGACCCCGCCGGACCGGTCCCTATAACAATTGGTTTATTTGACCTAAGTGCTAACATGTATTTACACTGACCGGGAGTCTTTGGGAAGTTCATCTATATTAATTAAAGATTTTTTCCTTATATACTTTATATGCAGTTTCACTTCCTAAAATTAACATACAACGATACATATCTTAGTCTTGTGGATCCAAATTCGAAATCTCGTTTCGTATGTTTCGCTGAAAAGGATGTAGCAATGAAGTGTTTAAACTATTCAGCTGATTTTAGAGCCCGAAATCGTATTTGGCCCTCACTTGATATGTCTTCGAACAATAGGAAATTGGAATTAAATGAAGAGGTACAATTTCCATATGGACCACCTCGAGTTATAAAACGTTCATTAGAAATTGAATCATTTGATTTCCACACTTTGGATAAAATATCGAGTAGAACAAATGTATCTTTTTATTGCATTCTAGCATTTGATGTTATTTTTGGGGAGGACACAGAGTCTATAACTATGTCCGGGCAGGAAATGGATGGTATTGCAACTCCAGAAGATTTTGGAGAGTGGATGGACTTTAGCTTAAAAACAAAATGACTTGTAAAAACAGTATGTGTGGTATAATTGCATTATTCGGTGAAGAAGTAGATATAAGTTCATATCTTCTTAATCACCGGGGTCCCGATGATTATAGAACTTCTAAAATTGGGAAGTGTCGAATGGATTTTTATAGACTGGCTATAAATGATCTTACAGATGCTGGTATGCAACCATTTATCCAAAATAAAGCAATGCTCGTCTGCAATGGGGAAATATATAACCATCGAGAATTTCGATTAGGTAATGAAAAGAGTAATAGCGATTGTGAAATTCTTATCCCTATGATTCAGACGTTCGGTATAATGAAAACAGTTGAGATGATAAATGGGGATTTTGCATTTGTATATACCGATGGGAAGCGTATTATGGCGGCTCGAGACCCCGTAGGTGTGCGCCCACTTTTCTACACGCGTTATGATAATAACTCGATCGCGTTTGCGAGTGAAGTCAAAGCCTTGACATCATTGGGTGCGGAAATACATATATTCCCACCCGGTCATATATACGATTCGTATATTGACGACTTTGTCTGCTATCATACAGGGTATTGGCATGTAAATAAACATGTAAATGGTGGGATGACTAAACAAATCCGTGAATCATTCGAAAAAGCGGTTCATTTGCGTCTGGATAATACTGAGAGAGACATTGGTTTTTTACTATCCGGTGGACTCGATAGTAGTCTTATTGCTTCCATTGCTTCTAGAAAATTAGGGAAAATCAAAACATTCTCCATCGGTCTAGAGGGAAGTCCCGATTTGAAAGCTGCTCGAATTGTTTCAAAATATCTAGATACAGATCACACTGAAGTCACGTTTACACCACAAGAAGGGATTTCTCATCTCAATGATGTAATCCACAGTTTGGAATCGTATGATACTACGACAGTGCGAGCAAGTACACCCATGTGGTTGTTATGTAAGTATATCAAACAGAAAACAAATTGTCGTTATATATTTTCTGGTGAGGGAAGTGATGAAATTCTAGGTGGATATCTCTATTTCCGTAACGCTCCAAATGTTGATGAGTTTGCATGTGAGAACATGCGACGTCTTCGTCTTATTCACCAGTTTGATGGTTTAAGGGCTGATAGGTGTGCGAGCGCCCATGGTCTTGATCTCATTGTTCCATTTTTAGATAAAAAATTCATTGATGTGTGTATGGAAATGAATCAAAATGATAAAGTTGGAAAAATCGAAAAAAATATTCTTCGTGAGGCATTCGAAGGGTATTTACCACACGATATTCTCTGGCGACAAAAGGATGGAATGAGTGACGCCGTTGGTGTAAATTGGGTTGATGAGATTAAGAAATACGCAGAAGAGAATATTGATGATGTATTATTCAGAGCAACCAAAGTAAAAGCCCAAGGTCATAACCCTTCAATCACAAAGGAGGAAGCTTTGTACCGGAACATCTTCTGGAGGTTATACGGAAAAAACAACGATCATCTCATATCAGAGATCTGGAGACCTAGATGGACGACTGTAACCGATCCGAGTGCACGTCTACTTATAGAAAAGAAACATATGTAATATATAAATGGCTGAAAACGCGAAAGAGTTTGTAAAAAATTTCGACAGTAAGAGCGAAGCAGATGTAATGTGGTTAAAACGGGTTGGTGAAATCACCGTGAAATCTATGGAGGGTTCACGTGTTGATATTTCTAAAGTTATTAATGACAACCCAATCAAAGGTAACCCTAAGATGAACAACCCAATTGATTGGGCGTATGTACATTTTCAATTATGTATGAAGTATGCCAATGCAGTTCTAAACGAGGACGCGTTCGTCCCTGGTTCCAAGTGAGTGGTATTCTTCTAGTGTAAAATCCTGTGGGTCTGAATTTTCATCCATCCTCATAAGTAGTACCTTTCCCCGTATATCTTCACCATGAAAAGGAAAGTAGAGAGTATTCTCGTTATCGAGTAAACCATGTTCGGGTTTCATAATAACAACGTCTATTTCAGGCCATTGACCTATAAACGTAGCTCTCCCGCCTAATAAATTAAAAATTTCGTTTTTTGATGGCTCGATGTCAACCTGTATTTCTTCAATGTGATTTTCTGATTCATGAATAAGAACGGCTATTGTCATCTTAATCTCATCATATAAAAAAATATTTATAAAAGATATACTCAAGATGCATCGCAAGACTATGTTTCTTCTCGCCGTTATTCTATTCATGATTGTGTGTGTCGTCGCCGGACAATTCACCCCAAGTGGTTCAAAGGATGGGAAGGATCCAAGGTTTGTATTCGCTGAAAAATACCGCCCACAACAGTCTGATTACAAATACGGATTCGTAGACACTAACCCCGCTCGCCGTGTTGGTGCCTTTTTCGACAACTGCTCCCCTGAAAATATGGGAGATTGCAAGCGCAATGATCCTTACAAAGGACTTCCTAAACCTTAAGTAAATACAGTTTCACTGAGAAAAAATAGATTTCTCACTAAAATTGTCTTAAAAGAATACGTCGAGTAACAGGTAAGATGGATAACCCCACGCGTACGTTTGTCATTGAACGCCTGTCTAAACTATTGGACTTACCTGTGGATGATGTAATATGTATAAATCTTGAAAAGAACATATTAAATCATTCGATTAGTCATAGTAATGATGCTGCCTGGGAAAATCCCAAATTTACAAACATCTATAAGCATAAGTTTTTACAGATTCAATACAATCTTAATAAATCACCTGAACTTAAACGGCATATTTTAGAAAAGAAATTGAAAACGACGGAGGTTATTCAAATGAGACCCGAACAGTTGTGGTTTGATGGACCTTGTGCTAAACGAATTGAAGATAAAATCCATCTAGATATGCGGAAACAATCACATGACAATGAAATCAAAAACCAGGATGGATTATTCAAATGTGGGAGATGTAAATCGCAGAAGACATCGTATTATCAAATGCAAACAAGATCAGCTGATGAACCTATGACAGTATTCGTGAGTTGTCTCACTTGTGGGAAAAATTGGAAGTGTTGAGTTTATGTTCCGAATCTGTGAGATCGGTTTCTAAATCCCCAACTGATAAAACAAAGTTGTATGGTAACTGTTGTTTCATTTTAGTTTTAGTTTTAGCACTCGTAAACCCTAGATAGTCATTAGGAATTTTATATTTACCAAGTTGAGTTATCGTCCAATCAATTACAGGTTTTAATCCTGGTCTAGCTGTAATAATTACGATTTTATACCCCAAATGTTTAGCTATATGTAAAAGTTCAATCATAGGTGTATTTGGGGTACCATCTGTAAATATAAGGGTGTCATCTATATCGAACATCACCGCATCATTTTGTGTGATTATACGCCCAGATATATATTGTACTCCTCTTACTTTTAGAGTATCCATTAATGTAATTAAAGATTTAAATTTCATTTTATCCATATATGATCGTTGACGTTCATTGTGATGATGGTACAACACAGATAGCTCGTATCGTACTCGAATCTGGTGATACGTACACTGTAAATTTTCTTGAAAAAAACAAATACCGTCTATACGATTTTGTTAATATCAATGAAGTTATTGATAAAGGTTCTATTTCCGGTTTCTATGACACCGATGAATTAGAAAAAACGCAACTTTATATGAAAAACATAAATGGGTATGAACTTATCGATGACAGTGAAGATGAGAATTATACAGCTTCTGAGATAGAAAGTAATAGTGAAGATGATGTAAGTCTTGTCGATGAAGACGGGGACGAGGATGAGGATGAGGATGAGGAAACCTAAGTGTATATAGAAATTATATATAATGTATACATTATGGAATATAAAGAACCAAAAAAACGTGTGACTAAAAATGACAAGAAACATCAAAAAGATACATATTCACAAAAACACATTAGAAACATACTTAAACAAAAAGAGATAGCAGATAGTAAGAGAAACAATGTCACCATACAATCCACCGAACGCACACTACTCACAAATGGACGTATCCGGGTACGATGAAGATGCAATTTTCTCATTCGTTGGTAAAGCGGGTAAGAAGTTTTACTGGTTGACACACAAACTTGAACTAGATTATCTTTGGTATGACAAGGGGCGTAAAGTATTTGAGATTTGGGGGCCGTATCATACACATGTCAATCAACAATCAGAACATGTTATTCGATGTGAGCTCGATTATTTTATGAAACCTAAGTTAGAGGATACTCTTGCCGATAATCAAGATGTTATTATACAAACGACCACCATATCGTGTTAGGGCTCCACCTGTAGATCATGTGGGCGAACCACGTGAGGGAAGTTTTTTATACAATATAATCAAAAATAATGGATGTGAGAGGCCTGTTCTTCCAATAAGACCGATTTATCACCAGGATGCATATTTGAAATTACTCAAAAAAAATCAGGAAAGTCTAAGTCTCCCTTTCATTGACCCCAATTTACCAGTGATTACATATCGGCCACCACCCCCTCCACCTATCGAACCAGAATTGGATGTACCTGACCGGGTTTATTTGAGAATGCGTGTACTTAAAAATGGTACTGTCCGTGTGAAACTAAATGCTATGATATGGGATCTACATGAAAAGTATTATGAACACGCCAAACATCCACCATTTAAAAGTATTATGAATGCTTACAAAGCACACGGATTCAGTAAGCATTATCTTGAAAGGATAAAACGAAGTAGTGATGCAACGTTTGAATTTGCTAAAAAGGTACCGGGTATTATTAAGAGGATCTTTGAAAAGGAACCTGTTAAAAAGGTTAAGAAGGTGAAAGCAAAGGAAAAGAAACTTGATGATGAGATTGAGGAAGAAGTGCCAATTGATGATATCGTCCCAACCCCTGTACCTGAAGAAGACGATGGAGCCCTAGATGTTGAACCAGACGAAGATGAAGAAGTTGTGGAAGAGGAATACGTTTCCGATGGTGAATAAAAACCTAAGTAGTCCCATTTTTTTATAAAATATACAAAATGAATATATTTTTCTTATCATTAATTCCAAAAGAAATCGCTAATATGTCATGCGATCAACACGTTGTTAAAATCCAATTGGAAATATGCCAAATGCTCTACACAGCTTGGTACTTTTCCAATGAGGAAGAATTCGTACACACACACGCACCATTCACTAAAGATGGTAAGAGAAGGGGGTATAGACCAGCTCACCAAAAGCACCCAATGACCATGTGGGTTGCTTCAAGTTTGGAAAACTATATGTACGTATGTAAGATCGGGATCGCTTTGACCCTCGAGTATACACGTAGATACGGTAAAATCCATACATGTGCCACACATCTGATGTGGTTACATGAAAATCGTCCATCTTATTTCGAGGAGCGGAAAAGTGGAACGGCCTATTATTCCAATGAAGGTATTCCTGAATGTATGCCGGAAGAATATAGATCTAAAAATGTAGTGGATGCATATCAATTATATTATATGGTGGATAAGATGGGGTTTGCGAGATATAAAAATACAGCTTCGGGTCTTACTTCGGGCTCACCATAACCTAATGACTTAATATATTGATGTACCTCGCTATCTTCAGAGAAATTATGAATCTCAACAAGAATGACAGGTTTATGTTTTAAAATGGTCTCTCGTGCACCTTTTATAACTTGCATTTCATGACCTTCTACATCAATCTTTATAAATGATGGGATACCTGTGTATATATCATCTAGTTTTTCACATTGAACGCCTATACCTTCTCCTTTTATATCATCTTCGTGATGAAAACTTGTACCACCATAATTGATATGTGTATTTGATTCACATCCATGTGATGGGATATGGATCTTTGACATAGTTTTTTCATCTGATAGAGCACATGGTATCACTTCAACTGGGTATCTTAGTTGATTGTTTTTAACATTCAAACTAACTATTTCATGGAATACGGGTTCAAATGATAAAACGGACCCATAATCCGAAAATAGTAGGGTATTGTATCCGATGTTTGCACCAATATCAAGTATATGGGTACCCGGTTTATGATGGATCCGAACATCGCGACGCATCCAACGATCCCACTCATGACCCTTGGTGATAGCTGGTCCTATGTATTCATCGTCGTTAATTACACATACATTGTATATTCCATTATTTACTTGAT